GTTATACTAACCGATAATACTGGGTACATGGTAATGAAGACACGTTTGTTCCGAATTATTGACGTTAATTAACATTACTACCATATTTATATACGTGTGAAAGCACAACAAAATAAAAAATAAAATATTTAAGAATACATTTGGTATTGTCACCCAAATGTTGTATATTAGTGACAAGTTAACAATTAATAATTAAAAAAGAGTAGTATTATGGCTATTGATTTAAATGCAATCCGCAATCGTTTGAACACGCTTCAAACAAAAGTAACAAAGACTGATAATCTTTGGAAACCACAACCAGGTAAACAACAAATCCGTATTTTACCTTACACCCACAACACTTCAAATCCGTTCATCGAACTGTATTTCCATTTTGGATTCGGTGGTAAGAACATCATCTCTCCAAGTTCATTTGGTGAGGCAGACCCTTTATTGGAATTTGCTGAGAAGTTGAAAGCAACTGGAAATCGTGATGATTACCAATTGTCTCGTAAATTGACTCCTAAGATGAGAACATACGTACCAGTATTGGTTCGTGGTGAAGAGTCTGAAGGTGTTAAGTTTTGGGGATTTGGTAAAAACGTTTACCAAGAACTATTAGGGTTCTTCGCAGATCCAGATTATGGTGATTTAACCGACCCTGTAAATGGTCGTGATGTAACAGTAGAATTCAAAACTGCTGCTGAATTGGGTAAATCTTATCCCGAAACTTACATTCGTGTTAAACCAAGCACTACTCCAATCTCAGAAGACTCAAATGTATTGGAAATGTCAAAAGACCAAATCGAACTTCCAGGTATGTTCAAAAAAGTAACATATGAAGAAATGGAAGGTATGTTGAAGGAATGGTTAGAAACTGGCGAAGTATCAGACTCTAAAGAACAACCAACTGCTGAAACAAGTAAACCGACTGAAGCAACTTCTCCCGCATCTAACGTAAAAGATGCATTCGATGATTTATTTAACGACTAATTAGTATGGCTAAGAAGAAGGAAAGTTCTCGTGATGAACTATCTTCTATCCTCGCTAACAACCTAAACAAGAAGTTTAAGTCCGCCAATAAGGTGGCTTTCTTCTTGGATGGGGAAGAGACAACTCCTACCGACTTAGATGAGTGGGTATCGACTGGCTCTCCTATGTTAGATTTAGCAATCTCAAACCGACCAAATGGTGGATTACCAGTAGGTCGTATTACTGAGATTACAGGATTAGAGGGCAGTGGTAAATCACTATTGGCAGCTCACTCAATCGCAGACACTCAGAAGAAGGGTGGTCTTGGAGTCTATATAGACACCGAGAACGCAATGAATCAAGAGTTCTTAGAAGCAATTGGTGTAGATGTCAAAAAGATGTTATACGTTCCATTAGAAACTGTGGAAGACATCTTTGAAGCAATCGATTCAATCATTGAATCAGTTCGTTCTTCTGATAAGAAGAAATTGGTTACAATCGTAGTTGACTCCGTAGCAGGTGCATCTACTAAAGTTGAGATATCAGCTGATTATGACCAAGCCGGTTACGCAACTCAAAAAGCCATCATTATTTCGAAGGCAATGAGAAAGGTAACTAATCTTATTGGTAGAGAACGAATTTCACTAATCTTCACCAACCAATTGAGAACACGATTAGGTGTATCATTCGGTGACCCTTGGACAACGAGTGGTGGTAAGGCAATTGCGTTCCACTCATCGTGTAGATTAAGACTGAAACAAATGGGTCAGTTAAAATCCAAAGTGGGTGGTGTAGACCAAGTGGTTGGTATTAAGACTCGTGCTCAAGTAGTTAAGAATAGAATGGGGCCACCACTCCGTTCGGTAGATTACGATATTTACTTTGATAGAGGTATCGATAATTATGGCTCTTGGTTACAAATGATGAAGAGTTACAAACTGATTGACCAAAGTGGTGCTTGGTACACTTATGTAGATAAAGAGACTGGTGAAGAGATTAAATTCCAAGCTAAGAATTTCGAAGACCTCTTAGAAGAGAAACCCGAACTAAAAGAGTCGATTTATTCTCAAATTTGTGATGCATACATTATGTCTTACAAAAAATCAAGCGCAGAAGCAAACATAGATAACGTAGAAGTAGAAGATTTCGATGCATAATAGATACGCAGAACTCCTCAAAGAAGTGAGTAAAGAACATAGTGAAGTTAAAGACGAAAGTCTAAATGATAACGTTCTAATCATAGATGGATTAAACCAATTTATCAGAGTATTTGGGGCAGTACCTGCGTTGAATGATGATGGAGAACATTGTGGTGGTGTGACAGGATTTCTCTTGTCCACCGCTGCAACCATCAGAAGATTGAAACCTACACGTGTCGTTATCGTGTTTGATGGTAAGGGTGGGTCTAATCGTAGAAAGTCAATGTATAAGGGTTATAAGGAAGGTCGCACTGGTCTGACTAAAATCAATAGATTGGCTGGATACGAGGATTTAGAGGACCAATCGGAATCGATGAGGAAGCAATTTGCTCGACTCATTGAGTACCTTCAAATCTTACCCGTATCTCTTACCTATATTGATTATGTTGAAGCAGATGACATCATAGCATACCTTGCAAATCATTACTTCAAGAAAAATGTTACGATTATATCATCAGATAAGGATTTCTTACAATTGGTAAACCCACGTATCAGAGTATGGGCCCCTACAAAGAAGAAAATGTATGATGAGGCACTTGTAATAGAAGATTATGGTATTAAACCACAAAACTTGGTATTTTATCGTGTTATTGAGGGTGATAAATCTGATAACATTGAGGGGGTTCGTGGTGTGGGTCAAAAAACCATTCATAAAAAAATGCAATTCCTAAATGAGGATACGCTTGATTATGATGGGTTTATTCAAAAAATAAAAACTGAATGTGATGATAAGTTGTCACAAAAGTTGATTGAAAATGTGACAACTATGGAGATTAATTACAAGTTGATGCAACTCAAAGACCCTGAAATATCATCATCAATTAAATCAAATGTCAGAGAGATTATGGATTCACATAGCTCTAATTTTGATATTGTGGAATTTAAGAAGATGTTTATGTATGATAAACTATATACTGCATTTTCTAATGTAGATTCGTGGTTGAGAAATTCATTTTTATCTTTGGATGGTTTTTTAAAGAATGAAAAGTGATTATAGAACTGAAATTTGGAATGGTGAATTAGAATACCACACTTATACAGAACGTGGTTGGTTAGGTATAGGTGGGCCAGAACACCCTATGTTTAAAGGAATGGTCGAACGTATTTTAACGGAATCAAAATACATATCAGACTACAAGTTATATGTCATTGGTGGTTTACTGGAATCGTGGGTGTCTTGGGATGTTGATTTTGCCATAACTGGTGAATTTGACCCAATAAAAATAAAAGAGATATTTGAGGTAATTACTAAGATTTCATTCGAAATGAGAATATTTACCGATTGCCACTATCAAAAAAAACTATGGCCAGTACATTTGTATTGTAGATATGGTGGATACGAGGAAGTACACGAGTGTTGGAGATTATCTAATCGATTTGCACGAGATGGGGTATATCAAGACCTAAGTAGCTTTGAGTATGCTGATGGGTTGTACAAACAAACAATAAATTATCCATTTCCAAAGCATATTAAGCGTAGGGAAGAAGGGTATAGTTATAAACCGCCACTTTTATTAAATTAAGTTTGGATAGTTAAAAATAAAGTCGTATATTAGTGACTATATGGAGAAGTTAGGAAGCAAGTTTAGTACATCATTTCAAAATAAGGTAATATCGGCTATCATATCAGATAGGTCGTTTACTCGACAAATCTATGATATACTAAAACCAGAGTACTTTGATTCGGAAGCGTCTGAGTGGTTAGTTAATACTACTCTAAAATATTTCGATGAGTATGAGACAATGCCAACGTTAGATGTCCTTAAAGTAAAGATAAATGGTATTGAGAGGGATGTACTGAAGACTTCAGTCGTGGATACTCTTAAATTTGCTTGGAATCACTTAGAAACCGAAGATTTACCTTACGTAAAGGAGCAAGTTCTTGATTTTTGTAAGAATCAGTCTATCAAGAACGCAATCTTAGATTCCGTGTCCTTATTAGAGGATGGTAAGTATGAAACTATTAAAAAGAATATTGATACTGCAATGAAAGCAGGTCAAGATTCTGATATTGGTCACGAATACAAGACTATGGTTACGGAAAGATACGAGGATAGCGTTCGTAATGTCGTATCTACTGGTTGGGATGTCGTTGATGAAATCACTCAAGGTGGGTTTGGTAAAGGTGAATTAATCCTATTCGCAGCTCCTCCCGGAATTGGTAAGTCTTGGGCTTTGGTTAACATTGGGGCTAATGCTATGAAAAAAGGTAAAACTGTGGCTCATTATACTTTGGAATTGAACGAAGGATATACTGGTCAGAGATATGATGCCGTTTTGAGTGGTGTTGCTGTCGCTAATCTAAAGTATAATATGGAAGATGTTGAGAAGGTAGTCCAAAACACACCAGGTGACTTAGTAATTAAACATTATCCTACTAAAACGGCAAGTGTGACTTCATTGAAGGCACATATGGATAAGATGATACTTCAAGGTAAGAAGCCCGATTTAGTTATTGTGGATTACGCTGACCTTTTACGAGGACCAAAAAAAGAAAAGAGACACGAAGAGCTGGAAGAAATCATAGAAGACCTCAGAGGTATGGCGGGTGAGTATGACGTTCCGGTATTTACTGCATCTCAAATCAATAGAAGTGGCGCGGAAGATGACATTATTACAGGTACGAAGATTGCAGGGTCATTCTCAAAGATGATGACTGCTGACTTTGTGGTATCACTTTCTCGTAAGATTGAAGATAAACTCGCTGGAACTGGTAGATGGCACGTAATTAAGAATCGCTTCGGTCCTGATGGGATGACGTTCCCATCTAAAGCAAACTTCTCAACTGGTCAAATTCACATCTATAATGAGGACTCTATAAATGGTAGACAAACCAAAAAAGATATGAAACAAGGGGAGAGTTTAGTAAGAAAAGAATTAGCTCAAAAATATAAAGAAATGAGTGGTGATATTGGTTTTTAGAGACTATATATAACCACCCCAATTAACATAATGTCTAACAATTTAAAAAGGAGAACCCTATGGGTCTATTTGATAATCGCGTACCTTTTAAACCATTTGAATATCCAGAATATTACACCGAAGGTTGGTTAAAACAAGCACAAGCATTTTGGTTACATACCGAAATACCAATGCAAGGTGATATTAAGGATTGGAATGAAAATTTGTCACTCGAAGAAAAGAACTTGGTAGGTAATATCCTATTAGGGTTTGCTCAAACGGAATGTGCAGTCTCCGATTATTGGACTACTATGGTCACTAATT